GACTCAGTTATTTTAATCATAGCACCGACAACTTCAAAATCCATTTCGTAACCCATATAGGATTCTCCATCTATTTCTATTTGTAGGTTCCTAGAGATTAATCTAAGGAGTGCTGCTTGTTGATGTAAAGTAGTTCTACCAAATAACTCGATAACTTCTGGAGCTTCGAGAACTGGCTTGTAGCTTTGCGGTAAGTCTTTTTCTTTAGTTGCCATGATACCCTTTAGAAACATTATGCTTCAACTGATATACGCTTATGCTCATTCTCAATTAACACTTTGAGCTGCTCGATTTTAGATCTTCTTTCAGATCCACAAATCTCTTGCAATAGCTCATACGTCTTAAGATCGACTGCTAAACTTTTTCTTACTTTATTATCTTGGTTGTCTTTGATTTCCATGTTAGCAATTTTACACACATTTGTAGTAATTTACAAATATATATTAAAAAATATATGATAAACTACATACCCATGTACGAACTAAAAAACTACCTACTAAGCATGCAGTCGCACTGGATGATAAACCAACACACTTATAATGCAGTGCAAGACACCTTGCCGATCATTGCTAAGTTTAAATCCGGTGAAGGTTTGACAGATATGCCAAAGACTCCTGTACATGATGTGATTAAAAAGATTCACCCAAACATCTATAGAGTGCCTTTATTTCGCAGACAGTTTTGTAAACTCCTGGTTGCAGAGATAGAGCAGATGAAAAAAGAGATTGCCTTTGAAGGTAATGATGATGAGGATAAGTTAAGACAGATACCAGAGATAGTATTGAGAGAACAAGTACCAGAGCTATATCGTAATATGTGGTTTGTAGTACAAACTGTTTTAAATCCTATGTTCAATGCAATATGGCAAAGAGACTGTAAAGATCCCACTACCATACAAATAGCCAACTACAACCTTAGAGAAAAGAAACAGGGTGCCTGGCACCACGATGAGAGCTCTGATATTTCTGTGGTCGTGCCGTTGAATACGGGTGACTACGAAGGAGGTGGGACCGCCTTTCATAACTATGGTGAGATTGCACCGCTGCCCACAGGCCACGCATTAATGTTCCCAAGCTTCACTAACATGCACAAAGGATTGCCAGTAGGATCCGGCGATAGATACCTTTTAGTATTCTGGCTCAGTGATAAGAAAAGAACAGTAGATCTGTACGAATCCCTTACCTAAAAACTCCCTAAAATAATTAATGTTTCTTTGTGCAAATACTTGCACATTTGTACATTATTGCTTATAATAGATACGTGAGAGAGATTAACAAAGGAGAAAAAATGGTGAGAACAATCGATATGTGGATTTATCAAAACATTACTACTGGTCCTGCTGCGCTGCTGGTTGCCTTCGCAATACCCTTGACCTTGTGTGCTTTACTAGGGAGGTTAGCGTAATGAGAGAACACAAATGGAATGACGCAAGATATATTGGAATAGATATTGGAGACAAGATTTATTACAAAGGAGACATGGCTAATATCAGTGGCTGGGGTGCTGTTACCAAGGTTGATCCTTGTGACCATTATGTCCAGACAATAACTCTTGAGTTGGAAGACGGGAGGGTTCAAAAAGTTAACCCTTATATGTTAGGTGCTCAAGTTTACGGCAGTGAGCCAATCTATGGCCAGGGCGGTTTGAAAAAACATGTGGTGGCTTATAAAAAACAGTGGGAGAAGGTTAATGGAAAAACTTAATAAAAAGGAGAAAGAAATGGAATACAGAATAGATATAGATCACAAAGGAATAATGGGCTGGGGTTATAACAGGCAAAAAATCGTAGTAAAAAACTTAGAGGATCTAAACACTAAGATTAAAGATGCTACTGAAAACATTGGAGAACACATAACAGAGATGTGTGTGGCAATAAAAATTGAGGAGGTAGCGTAATGATTATTGATGATACTAAACCAGAAATAGATCAACTTACAACTGACTTAGAAATCATTTTAAATCTCTGGCTTGGTTGTGGTAACAAGAAAGGCCAGGAAATCTACAGACAAAGATATACAGATCTTGCAGCTGAGATCTTGGAGATTTTACAATGGGATTATGAAGTAGCAAACGGAGGTGCGTAATGGACGATTATTTAGCAGTAGGAATAGCGGAGGGGTTTGAACCAGCAGATAGCGAGGAGCAAGTTTTACAAGCGTGGCAACATTTAGTTAATACAGGGCTAGCCTGGCAACTTCAAGGCAGGTTTGGAAGAATCGCCAAAGATTTAATAGATCAAGGCCACATAACACCAGCAAACGGAACTTAATACAAATCATGTAACTCTACAGTCTGGACTCCATCCAGGTTGTAGGGTTTATACTCATCATTCTCTTTACACTGCAATAATAAATTTAATGCTTGCTCATTCTTAGATCTAGCATATTCCAGAGCTTCATCTGACATACTATAAACCGCATAAGCAAAGGGATGTACTTTCTCTTGGGCCAGGAAGTTAAAGGTCCCGGCTGGCAATCCAGCTGCATTACAAGCGTCTACATAAAGAGCTGCTTGCATGTGATAGTTGAAGCTATTGATCGCTTGTTTAAATCCTCTGGGCGAAGCGTCACGCGCTGTCTTAAGATCCCAGACATCTTTATTGTTATACCAATCCAACCTACATTTAAAAGGATGGCCATGGTGCATAAACATAATGACACACTCAACCTTATGATCTGGTTTGGGTATATATTCTTTTACAATCTCTCTGCGTTCCATGCAGATGTCATATAGATCCTGGGTGATTGGTGTGCGGCCTTCAACTGTAGTTAAGAAGTCTTCATACTCAGCCTTACCTACTTTGGTTCTTCTATCAATAGGTGGCTGGATCACAAACTCTTCATTGAACTTATGGTGTTCCAGAAATACGGTGTGCTGCACTCTGCCTTCTAGTAATGCTGGTGAGGGTGCAAAGCCTTTGCTGTACTTCCAGTTGTAAGCGCACTTTAGCGCAGCTGTAAGATCGTGAGATCTAAACGCTGGGATCTCTGCATATACTTCATAAGGTATGTTCTCATATACTCCGGGCTTAAAATCCATTGCTATGCTCCTCTGTTTCCTGCATCTCTAATACCAATCTATTGGTATACCATTGTGCTTTAAGCATGTCTTCCAGGCCCTTCTTCATTTCATAACGCCATACATATTTAATGATGTTGCCTTTAAGATATCCGTGGAAAGCATCTGGCTTCATAGATGATTTGATGGCCGATATACATTCTATATCGCCGCTTTTGTAATGGTTAGGGTTTACTGGATCGTTCATTTTATTCTGACTCCTAATCGTGGTTTTTTTCTTTTCTTGGTAAATAGACTTCTACAAATGCTTCACATTTTGGGCATGATAGGTTTGTAACCATACCAAATTCTGTGTCTTCATCATCCATTTCATGGTCGCCACCCCAAATAAGATTTTCTTTACAGTGCCAACAATTCATTTGATCTCCATATAAAAGGTGCGGGTAGTTTTCTTGAGGTGTGAGAGTCGGAGAAAATACTACCCGCGGGGGTGTGGCTTAAAAAGGGATCTTATCCTCAAAATCAGAGGAATTATCCTTTTCAGCCTCAGAAACTAATTCTGATAGGTTTTGCAAGTCTTCACTTGGCTCTTGTTTGAATCCTGCTGCTTCGCCTTTTCTTTTGGCTGCTTGCAATTCAAAACTGGCTTCAATATCTGTTTGCATCCACATAGGTAGATCAGTAAAGATATCGCACATTTTTTTACTTTCGTCACTCATCTGGCCAGTCCATTCTTGACAGTAGACATCTAGGTCAAAGCCGGATGTTGCATTTACTGTAGGAACTTTTTGAACTCCACCGTCTGGTTTGTAAAGACCAACAATTTTTGGATTGCCACCTTTAGTAAGACCAACTTCTACGTTTGCTGTGCAACCAAGTAGTTTATCTATATTAAAGCCAGCTAATTCTTCTTCACTAAACTGTCTTCCTCTCCAGGACACAAGATCTTTTCTTAATGCCGCTGACTCAAACAGTGATGCTGTATATATTTTAGATACAACAAATGGTTTTCCGTCATTCATTTTAGTAGGGTTGCCTTCATGTTCTGGCAACTCTTGTCCATCTATGTCTAAAGACTTATTTACTTCAAAAGTAATATGTACTCTTTTCTTTTTAGATGTCACGCCTTCATATTCTTGTTCTGTAGTTCCCATATCGATGATACGATAGCAGGTCCCAGAATAAAGTCCTGGTGATAGTTTCTCAAAGTCACCTTCTGTTTTTATTGTTAAGCTCATAAATTCACTCCTCTTTGTGATTGCTAATTTTAATATTATTGTGTAACATTGTACATACTTTGGCAAAAAGTGCAATATTTAATTAAGAGAGGAATTGATGTCCCTAAAAATAACCAGACCTACAACTAAGAATTTTGACAAACCATTTACAACAGATTACCTATACGAATTCGAGCGTTTTCTGAATGACAATGGTTTGGAACCCGAACCCAAGAAGGGTTTGGTCGCCGATGGCTCTATAGGTCGAGCTTACATCAATGTCGGTGGCCAAAGAAAGTTGGTAGGTTGGTATCAGCTGTGGATAGATCAATCAGTCCCATTCGGACGGTTGGGTGACTATCGAATCGCAGCAGACCAGCCTACTGCTATCTGGAAGCCGGAAAACCAACAAAGAATGAAGATTACTAAAGAGCAGAAGGAAGAGATTAAAGAATTACAACGCCAGGCAGAAGTTAAACAGGCAGAGAAGCAATCGAAAGCAGCTAAACGAGCACAATCTGAATGGGACAAGGCGATACCATGTGAGAAGCACGATTACCTTATAAAGAAGAATGTTTTGTCATACGGGCTTAGAGTTAACGCTTCTGGGCAATTGGTTATCCCTTTATATGACAAACAAATGAGTATTGTGGGTCTACAGTTTATAAATGCAGACGGCAAGAAGATCTTTTTACCGGGATCTAAGAAAAGCGGAAGCTTCTTTATATTAGGTAAGGAAATACTTAAAACCGCTAATATAATTAACTATGCAGAAGGATATGCAACAGCTGCATCTATATTCGCTGACTTTTCACAGCCAGTCATAGTGGCATTTGATGCCTATAACTTATCGCCTGTTGCAGAGGTGATGTTCGAGTTTTTTGCAGATCGTAAGCATGTATTTATAGCTGATAATGATGATAGTAAAACAGGTGAGAAGGAAGCTGCCAAAGCATGCCAGATCATACTTAAACAAAATGGTTTAGCTGAGGTTCTTATGCCTCAGAGCAAGGGCGACTATAATGACCACAAGAATGATGATGCAGAAGCACTTGACGGCGAACTAATCCCGGCACTTAACAAACTTGACTTAGCTGTGGAACACGAATTTCAGCGCAGTGCAAGCGGACGCTTTTTAAACACTAAGGATAATATATCCGGTGTGTTGCAAACACATGGTGTGGATGTGCGCTACAACGTCATCAAGAAACGCATGGAAATTGACATACCTAACACCAAATTCATCGCTGATATGAAGGATGAGGCATCGCTTATAGAGATCGAAGATCGCTGTATTAATATGGGAATCCCACACACAAAGGTCCGGGATTATCTTAAGATCTTGGCACGTGAGTATAATCCTGTTAAGGAATGGATCGATTCAATACCTTGGGACGGTCATTCAAGGATGCAGGGATTCTTAAATAGCCTGGTGACACACGATAGTAACCAATTAAAAGAAATGTTAATGCGCAAGTGGCTTATCTCATGCTTGGCCGCTGCTTACGAAGAGAATGGCGTTGAGCTAGAGGGTATATTAGTCCTACAGGGCGCACAGGGATTAGGTAAGACCTTATGGTTCAAACGCTTATGCGACTATGACAGGGGTTGGCTATTAGAGGGAGCAACGCTGAATCCTAGTGATAAAGACTCGGTAAAGCGAGCTGTATCTCATTGGATAGTCGAGCTAGGAGAGATAGAGAGCACGTTTAAGAAGTCAGACATAGACCAACTCAAGGCGTTCGTCACGGCTAAGACAGATGAGCTTAGATTGCCGTATGACAGAGCATTTACTACTTACCAAAGACGTACGGCTTTCTACGCCAGTGTTAACGCTCGTGAATTTTTGACGGACACGTCTGGTAATCGTAGATTCTGGGTTCTGGCTGTCAAAGACATTGATGTTAATCATGGCGTGGACATGCAACAGCTCTGGGCCGAGGTCAAGGAGACAATGTATATTAAAGGCCAGAAGAATTGGTTTCTATCACCAGATGAGCGCGAGATGCTCAACGAGAGTAATGAAATTTATAGGACGCAGTCGAGTGTTGAAGATCTATTGCTGGAACATGTGGACTTTGAGTCTGAGTTCCCTAAAGCAGTGCAGATGACTAAACTACTACGCGACCTGGGGATCAAAGCACCGAGGATGCCGGACTTCAAAGAAGCGGCTCGTGTCTTACACGATAGAGGCATAGAACCACGAAGATCCAATGGTCGGAAGGTCTATGACCTTACATACACACCTGTCGATAGCGACAACTACACGGACTTCAGCGCTAAGTTCGGGGACAACTAATGGTTGAGTTTATAGAAGTCATAGCGACAATAGTATTTAGCACTATAGCTGCATCCATAGTAATATTCATGTTGATACTAATTATTATGGATAAGGATTGATATGAGCCAGTGGAGAGGTGGTAAAGGATCGCGACAGCGTCCTATGTCGGTAGACAAGGATGAGTTCAATAGACGCTTTGATGAGATCTTCACAGGCCGCAAGGCAGAGCGCGCGATTAAAAATACAGAGGCCAAAGACAAGGATAATGATGACACTGCAAAGTGATAGTAGCGAAGCTGCACACTGGTATGGAGATGTGTCCGGGCTGGGCATGTATGCAAAGATGTGCAGAGATGTGCGCAGATTGGGGATAAAAGGGTGGGGTAGAGTGCATAGTAATGGCTATGGCACCCTGTCGATATTTGGCTTACCTATGGGGTATTCTCTTATAGGTAGTGTTAGGTATATATAATAATAATAATATATATATAGATGGTTATACAGCACAACAATGACACCAGCACAGAGAACACTACAGGAAGTGTTTGGAAGCTGTACACTGCACTTGACACACTGAAGGTAAAATTATGAGCGAATTAAGATCCATAGACATTGGAACAAGCAGCGATAAGTATCACATTAAAGTCGTGGTTCTCAAGGTAAAGAATTACTCTGGAGTCGTGCGCAAATTGAAAGACAAGAATGTAGTGGCAATAGTTAAATTAGACGAGGGCAGTTTTATGGCCTTCATAGAGGAATAATATGGCAGATAGAGGAAGACCCAAGAAGGACAAGTCAGAGCTGGTAGAAACACCA